ACTCACTCAGACCAGAGTGAGTGCCAAGGATGCATGAGTTCTATTCGCGAGTCGATTGGGTACCATGTTGCCGGTCGTCCTAAGACCACCGGGCCCACTGATCAGTTTACTCTTACTCTTCTTGATGCGCTTAGCCATAAATTTGGCATACATTGAGCGTAATTTTCTGAGTTCAAGAGAGATACTAGTGATAGTTTGCTTCTTTAATTCAATACTTGCTGATTTCCTTCGAAGGCCGCTATGAGCTGCTAATGAGATAACCTTAAGGCGGTTAGTTGCTTCAAGCGCCACCTGGCCTTGAAGCCCTTCGAACGGTACAAGTCCTAGTCTGAGTATTGACTCTGGATTGCGTTTGGCCCTCATGGCCACGCTAACTGGTTTCTTAGTGAGTTTTCCACCAGCCAAGATATATTGTGGACCAAGGTGTAGAGGGGCACTTAAGTGCTCATCTACTACACCCTTATAACAGGTCCAAAACTCGGTTGGCTTTGAGAAATCCCACAGTTGCTCAATGGAGCGCTACGAATGTTGCTGTTTACACGCCACATAGGCGTAGTAATCTCGGAATGAAACTTTCCCGATGAAGTCCGGATGCCCACGGCGTTGAGGCAAACCGAGCCCTACATAGGGGAGAGTTGGGTGGATGCGCTATTCAGCGGCCCTCCTCCACAAATCGGGAGAAGTAATTCTAAGCACATCTCTGAAGCGCTGAAACTAGGCCGGGTGACTAGCCCGATAACAGCTGGATAGACCTGCGGCATTTTGAAAAATGTTGGTCGAATCGAAGCGCCCGTAGGCGCCGATCGAGATGGTCTTAATCCACCTGTACCCTGTGATTACCCTAAATCCATGATCTGCGAAACCCGCCTGATCGACTAAGTACGGACCTCTGGAGGCTTCAGGAGCCCAACTGAGGTTACCGAAATTAGCATTCCGCGAGCGTTTCTCACCAAATATAGGTGCGAACCACATACGTGCAAAATTGCACACCGTGGTCGACACCTGGTGCTTGTGCTTGGAAATTGGTAATCCACTATCACTAAGCTAGGTCGAATATGCAACGTTGCAAGCTTTCGGCCATATAGCAATAAGATCGTCTCCGAGAATTCTGACAAATACGTCCTTTCTCTTCCATTTGTCTTTGGCGCTGCGTGTCTTCACGGCTATACTAATAGCCTCATCAACGATGAAGATGTGCAGCACTGACTACAAGAACCAAGAGAGAGGCTATCCCATAAGGCAACCCCGAGTCGACTTGATCATTACAATGAAATCGCGCCATGTTCTTGGCTCAACCTCATGCGGATCAGTCGCTCGTA